TGGGAAAATGACTTTAAGGCGTTTCAAAAGTGGGCGATTGAAAATGGCTATAAAAATGGCCTTACTATTGACAGAAAGAATAATGACGGTCCGTATAGTCCTGAGAATTGTAAATGGGCAACCATAAAGGAACAGGCCAATAACAGGAGAACGAATAGATATATTGATGTATTCGGGGAGCATTTGACGATTTCTGAAGCCGCCCAGAAGTATGGGATAAAACCTTGTACGATTAGAGCAAGAATTGAGCATGGATGGGCTCCAGAAAGAGCAGTATCCATTCGCCCCGGCGAAACGGTAAAGTTGGATGACATCATCGGAGGTGCAAAATGATTGAAGTCTGTCCGATTACGCTGAAAGAGGCAAATGCGTTTGTAGAGCAATACCACCGGCACCATAAGCCGGTGGTTGGACACAAGTTTTCCATCGGGTGTACGGACGGAGAGAAAATTGTAGGCGTTGCTATTGTGGGTCGCCCTGTGTCCAGGTATCTGGACGATGGGTGGACACTGGAGGTCAACCGCCTATGCACAGACGGGACGAGAAACGCTTGCTCTATGCTCTATGCTGCGGCATGGAGAGCGGCCCGTGCTATGGGGTATCACAAGCTGATTACTTACATCTTGGACAGCGAGAACGGGGCAAGCCTAAAAGCCGCTGGCTGGAAGTGCGTTGGACAAGCTGGTGGCTTACGGTGGACAGGTAAACGGAGACCGGAGGTAGACCTATGCCCGGCGCAGATGAAATTGAGGTTTGAGATTGGAGGGAATAATGATGACCAGAGCAGAAATCCTTGACAAAGCAAAAGAGTGTGTATGTGGGCAGAGGGAGCAGGACTACGGCAAGCCGGAGGATAGCTTTGCAATGATTGCCGCATTGTGGAAGCCGTACCTAAAAGAGCGTTGCGTGGGGTATACAGAATGAGAGGGCAATATATTCGATGGAGAGTGGCAGTATGAGCGATAAAATCATCACGCTTCCCACTTTCAATGTATCTCTCGGACAAGCGATAATCATTGTAAAAACAGGGCTGGAAGATGAAAGTATCCCATACAAGACACGAGTACTCGCCATTGACCATGTGGCCAAAATGGAGACGCACAATAGCGTAACCAAGGCCGAGTTAGTGGCGGCCCTACGATGGCTGTTTGCCCACTACGACTTTGAGGAGGATTGACAGCATGAGTGAGTGGATTAGCGTTGAAGATAGGCTGCCAGATGCTCCGGGGCATTATCTGGTATGCACAAGCATCAATTACTGGCACGGAGGTTGCCTTGATGAGAATGAGGAGCGCAAAGACGGACTAAAATGCGGAACCCCTGAAGGATATGAGGGAACAACTATGAGCGTTCTCGATTGCTATTTCGATGGAACCGGGGAATGGAACCGGGTGTGGAAAAATCATGTCACCCACTGGATGCCGTTACCAGACGCGCCGGAGAACAAAAATGGAGGTGCAGAATGAGAGAAATCCTTTTCAAAGCCAAGCGGCTGGATAATGGTGCGTGGGTGGAAGGAAGTCTGATTACATACAAGGACGGCACAGCATTTATCTGTTGCGAGGACTATATTCCAGATGTCCTAAACAAGTACGAGGTCGACCCCTCCACGGTCTGCCAGTACACCGGTCTGACCGACAAGAACGGGAAGAAGATTTTTGATGGGGATGTTGTAAGACGAGAAACCGATTACTACGGAAAGCATAAAGTTTATGACGAACCAGTTGTATGGGAAGATGACATAGAAAAGGGTTTTTTGGGAGAACCGTACACAAGCGGATATTGCATTCACGGCGGTAATTGGGAAGTCATCGGTTCCACCCACGACGGGGAGGGGGGCAATCATGCTTAAGCTAAAGAACTGCCCGCATTGCGGCGGAGAAGTAATGCTCTGTAGACTGAATACTATGGTTTCTGTTGCAGAGTTTTCTATCGTATGCACAGAGTGCGGACTAGAAACGCGCATTTATGCAAACCCGATGGCGAATTGCTGCTTTGATATGGGCGAAGCGGTCAGGAGCATCACCGAAAAATGGAACAGGCGAGACGGGGAGGGCGGACAGCATGAGGAGGTCGCCAGGGGTGCGGATGAAGTGCAATAAAGACTGCATAGCCAATGTATGCGGAGAATGTGCCGTCGAGAAATGCGAAGGACAGATTCAAAGGCTGGGTATGCGGAATAACAATGCGGAAACAGCGGCTTGGACTTATAAGATTGCCGTAGATTCATTCAAAGACTATTTTGGAAAGAAGGATGCCGACCAATGAACGCCATCGAGAACCAAGTCCGGGAACTGGTAGCCGTAGAGCTTTCCGCCGCAAATGAACGGTTTCCGCAGTTTCATTCCTGCCACGAAGGATACGCTGTGATATTGGAAGAACTGGAAGAGGCTAAAGCAGAACTGGAGGTAGCCGAGGCACAGACTAACAATCTGTGGGAGCACATAAAGAGTAATTATGACGGGGCAGGATGTGCAGAAACGGTAATGAAGTTCGCTATCAACGCCGCCTGCGAAGCCATCCAGGTAGCGGCCATGTGTCAGAAATTTTTGGAGATGGAAAATCGTGCGTAGATATCCTTTCCCCGGAGATATGTATTCTGATGCGCAATGGGAGTGGATATCGCTCAAACGCGCAGAGGGGTACTCCATGCGGCAGCTATCAACTTTCTTGGGGCTTAACACAGATGCGATTTTAACGGCGTTGCGGGTTCGAGGATTAGCACCGCAGGAAAGACCGACGGAGCCGCTTAACAGAGACGAGTTTAACGCATTGGCGGAGGTGGATGATGCCAGATAATATTACAGCAGCTAGAATTTGCCCTAATTGCGGCAAAGAGGGAGTTGTTTATGGAAGTCATACGGTTATGGGAGGGAGAATAGAACGTCACAGGAAATGTCAATTTTGTGGAGAACGATGGGCCACAATTGAGAAGTATTACCGGCCAATCAAAAAAATCATGGACTAGAGGTTGACAAATAGGATATCGAGATATATGATTAAATGGGATTTTATAAAAAATTTAAAAATGATAAACAGTTATATGAAGGCTGTGTGAAAACATGGCAAAGAGAGTGAGAGAGGTTTTGGTTTGCGAAGGTAGGTGATTAAATGTTAAAAATCATGAAAGAACTCTGGGATAAAAACCAGGATAAGCTCAGAACAGAACTGTCCTCAAGAGATGATCTGAATGAATGTAGCTATGTAGACCTTGTAAAGATTGCTTTTGATAAGATTTATAATGATGATAGCCGACTCGACAATGAGAATCTTTTTATAGACAGAGTTCACGAAATTGATGATGGGGACTATCAAGGGACTTTGATTTATCTGATTCCATTCAATTCCTACCAGCCGGACCCGGAAGACTATCGCATGACTTTTGCGTGGTATGGGTCCTGTTCTGGATGTGATGCCTTGCAATCCGCGCAATCATGGGGAGACGGAAAACTAACGGAGCAACAGGTAAAAGACTTTATGTCCATCTGCAAAGACTTGATCTGCAACGCTATCAAACCTTACAACTATGGATGGAGACATGATGATAGATTTGATGTCGTGGAGGAGGGTGACAACTCTGAACAAGAATGATGCGACTATGGAGCAGGGTAAAGAGCTTGTTAAGCGCAAAATGAAGCCCCGTGGCGGAAACTCCCCTGTTATTGGTGATAATGGGGTACATACTAAACCAGGTGACAACTCTAAGATTGCTGGGTTCCTTATGGAAGTTGGAAAGTGGGGGCCTGTTGACAAATCCGATGTTCAGGCTATGGAAAAGCGATTCTGGAACTATGTTGCTCTTTGCTTTGAGAGAGATGTTCGTGTCACCAATCAGGTAGCTTACTTTGCCATAGGAATTACAAAGGATGACGTTTATAATTGGGAAAATGGGCTTACACGCAGCTCTGAACATCGCGACTTCATTAAAAAAGTTAAAACTTTTTGCGGTTCTTATCGCGAAATGTTAGGCGCTGACGGCAAGCTCAACCCCGTAACTTTGGTGTGGTGGCAAAAGAACTATGACGGTCTTGTGGACAAGTCCGAAGTGGTGCTTACTCCCAACAACCCGTTAGGGACTATCACCGACCAAAAGCAGCTTGAGGAACGGATCGCCGGGTCTGTGGTGGTGGAGGAGTAACGACTATGGAAACGACTATCGACTATGCCAGCGACTATGGTGGAGAGGCCAGCGACTATCAAACGACTATGGAGGGAAAGCGAGAGACGGAAAACGACTATCGATTCTGTCCCTTGAAGCTCCACGCGCTACTATCAACTCCTGAAGCGGTTTTAGGAACATCAGACTACAGAGGCGGAGTGGAGTGCAGAAAAAATATATGCGCCTGGTGGGATGTCGACAAGTCCCGTTGCGCCGTGCTATCTCTGGCCCGCAACAAATAACAATACCCCGGCTTGCTCCTGGTGGAGTGGGCCGGGGTTGCTTTATGCCTTGCGTGGCGCCCCTGTGGGCCGCTGTGCGACGTTTTAGTGGCCGGGAGTATAGAGGAGATACTGCCAGACGATAAAACCGCTCTACGGACTTGTAAATGGCCTTTACGGCGGATTTGCTTTTGGGGCTTGTCCGCCCTGCTGGACGTGGACGCAAAAATGTCGCTTGCAGGCCGTAGGACGGCGCACAAGCGGCGGATCATGGGCGGGGAGTATAGTAGGGACATAGCCGCCCACCGTTGGACGGCATGGAGGGCAAAAGAAAGCCCGCCCTAGGAAGCTCCAGGGCGGGCGGTGGTATTATGCTAATATCTCAATTACAATCGGGTCATGTATGACGATCTCCCCAGCGTCCTCGCCGTAGTCCCACGCGTTGCCAGCAATGACGGCCACATAATCGCCATAATAGTAGCCGTGGCGCTGCGCCGCGTCGATGGAGTCCCAACGCATAGCAGACACGCCGGGCAGCTCCTCGCCGGTATCGTCTCCGTTGTCCCAGACGTGGGAGCGGTGGGCCATAGGGCCGGGAGCAAATGGAACGTCTTGGACGCGGACGCCCACGGCCTCATAGTCATATAACGCGCTGGAGGCTATATCCTCAACGCGCCGGATCATATCGGGGGCTAGTCTCATGTATAACACCTCTTGTTGATTGTATCGCGCCCATGCAGACCCGTCAAGATTTCTTTGCGAGCTCCCATATCACCATGAGCGGGAGAAGGATAATAAACAGGATAATCAAGCGGGGGTCACCTCCATTCTCCAGCGGGCGGGTCATGCCCGGTAAATAATCAAAAAGTCGTTGTAGTGGTTGTGATTGAGTTTTACGGGGTAGGCGGACCAAACTTCCGACCGCTTGCCAGTCATCCCGTAAAAACCGCGCACATGGTCAAGCTGTGCCGGGGTCAGGCTGTCAGCCCATGCGGAGCCGATAAAGCCAACGGCCAAATATTCCGATGTCAGGTCTGCGATGGTAAATCGCCCTGCAATATCGGTTGTCATTTCTTACGCCTCCTTCATCCAGCTAATGCGGTAAGGGTCCTCGTATCGTCTGCAATCCCGCGCCCATAATTTTTCTTTGTCTAATAGGTGGTTTGCCGTGATGTAATAGGGCTTTCCGGTTTCCTCGTCCTTGTAATATAGCTTGTATTCGCTGGCGGCCTTGTCAAATACAATGCTTACAAGTTTCATTGTGCGGACCTCCATTCAGTAAAGTTCGGCGCTCTGCTTGCTATATTCGTCCCGCTGTACGTCGCTAAAGTTGCAGGCGGCGAAAAGCGCGTTTATATCGTCGATATCGGACACGCTGGAGCAGTTACCGAAACAAGAGCACACGTCAAAATCAGCTTGCCAGTTTATACCGTATTCGTGATTAAACATCTCGCGGAGAAATGCGTTTTTCCAGTATTCCGCGTTGTCGCTTTCGGGTTCTGCCTTTTCAAGCATGGCAAGCAATTCTTCTCCGCTATTCACAAAATCAGCGTCTTTTTTGTCGTAGAACGCAAGGAAAACGGGGCTAAAAATCATTTTTTCGGTTTTCCTTCTCAGTTTTTCCCGCTCCTTATCGGGGCCACAGAAAAACATGGAAATATGATCCCGGCGCAGTCCGTAGTAATTGCGAATGTAGTATTCTTTCGCTTGCTTGTCCTGGTAGTCACTTACGGTTTCCATTTCGTCGGCTGTAAATAGTTTCCGGCTGAGGCTGCTAAGGTAAAATTCCTGGAGTTCGTCGCGGCTCTTGTCCTTATGGTGCAACTCATAATCATTTGCATATTTGATGTGGTGGCCGTCTGCGAACACAAGCACGGAATATCCGAAATAGCCGCCAAAGTCCACAAAATAGACTTGATGCCCCTTGACGGAGGCGGTCTCAATAGCCATTGCTGCGGCTTGCTCCTCTGTCAACGCTTCAATATCGCGGATCGTGTATTCTTTCGTTGCAGTGTTTTTCATTTATGTTTTCCTCCTTGTCATGGAGGGCGGCCCGTGGTATAATGGGCGTGCCCTGGTTCTGTGGTAGGTTCTGGGGTTCTTTTGCCCTGGTCACTATTGCGAGTAGTGGCCGGGGCTTTTATTTGTCAATGATGTAGTACGGAGTTACTTTCCCGTCGGTTGCTTTGGCCGTATTCTTAGCGGCCTCCTCTGTGGCGTACCATCCAATGGTAACGCCGTCTTTTTGCACTGCGTATATATCGGGCTGCATTCTTTTTCCTCCCGGCCTGTGGCCTGTATTGTTTGGGTTCTGATGCCAGTATAATTCAACGTTTGTTATATGTCAAGATTAATTTTATAATTTTGTTATATTTTTTTTCTACATTAAATGCACTAATTGTTGCAACAAATATTCTTTTTGTTCAATTTTGCTTTGCGGTACTTCTTAATATCATATATAAGGGGCATCGCTAACCGGACACCCCCGGGGGATAGGCCGGAGCCGTCGTCCCCCTACCTCAGCCACTCTACCACCGAAAATAACAAAAAGCCCTTGACAATTCAACAAACGTTGATTATAATGTAATTGTAAGATAAAATTCAACGGGGGTTATAATATGGGATGGAAAACACTTGGGCTAAAGGAAGCAATAAAAGAAATGTTGCATGACAGCGGGATGACGCAGAAGGGCGTGTGTGAAGCTGCTGGGTATAAGTCTGTTGGGAGTGTTGCACAGCCATTAGCGAGAGGTGACATTAAGATTTCGACATTGTTAAGATTGGCTGATGCAGCTGGATTTGACATTGTGCTTGTACAGAGGAGCAATTTAGAAGGGTATAGTCCAATTAAAATTAAGCCGAACGATAAAAAAGAAGAATCCTAAAAATCCGCGCAAAACAAAAAAGGAGATGATGCTCCTTGGAAGTAAGGAAGGATTTAACAGGGCAACGGTTTGGCCGATTGGTCGCTATCCGACCCGTCAGAAAGCGGGCGAATGATGACCGGCATACAATGTGGTTCTGCAAGTGCGATTGTGGTAGTGTAGCGGTTATTTCTACAAATAATTTAATACAGCAGACGGTTTCCTGCGGATGTGTGTCAAGAGGGCCAAAGATAGATGATACGGTTAGGGCGG